AGAACCTGAGGCAAAGCGGGATACCAATAGCTTGACCCCCTGTGGGATCGTCAGCACCGTCAGTGTACCGGTTGTAGCTGAAAATTCCGCTCATTCTGAGATGTCAGGTCTCGTTGAGCGTGCGTTGAAACAACAGCCGTACCATTCTAGCACCTTCGATGAGAAGAAATTCGTGAAGATGCGGAAGTTCATACTGTCCAATCTGGATGTCATATTCCCAGATTTCGGTCAGGTTCAGGACGACGATGTGGCGTTTGAGAAATGGAATAATCGCAATCCAGCTTCTCTACAGGAGGAACACCGCAAGATACGTACCGAGTTGAGAGCCGAGCAGTTCAATCCTGCCAAATTCTCCTTGCGTAAGGCGTTTATTAAGACGGAGAAAGTCGGGGGTCGCTCATGCATCCACGGCATCTCCAAGTTTGCGCCACGTGTCATTCAGTCCGGTTCCAAGCATTATAATGTCCTCACAGGTCCTTGGGTCTATGCCTTCCAGAAGCGTCTGAAGGAGGTGTGGAACAAGCTGTTTGCATTTTACTTCCCGAGTGGAGCAACAGGTGAGGAGATTGGCCAGTCGTTTGAGGAGATCCTCAGCCGCACCAATGCGGCCATACTAGAAGGTGACTTTTCGAAGTATGACACGACAATACATGAACTTTTGTTGGGGCTCGAGATCGAGCTGTTTAAGCGCTTTGGCGCTCCCGACAACGTGGTCGTTGCAATGCGCGCAGCCATCCAGACTGTCGGTGTCGCCAAGTTCGACATCAGATACTCTGTTGAAGGCACGCGACACTCAGGGGACAATCAAACGTCCTGCGGCAATACGTTGCTGCAAGTGTGTGCAATGATCTTCGCTCTTTGTGAACTGACTGGTCAGTCCATCGAGAAGATCATCGAGCAAATCCGGTATTTCGCCCTCGGTGACGATAACCTCCTGGTAGCACCCCACAATCTAGTGGTGGACCAGGGGCGTCCAATTCCCATAGTGCCAATGCTAGCATCACTCGGGTTGGACCTCAAGCTGAAGCTGTTTACTGGCGAGAATGCCAGGTACCGATGTTCATTCCTCTCAAGCAAGTTCTACCCTGTCTTAATCGACGGTGTGGAGTCAGTTGTGTTAGCTCCAAATTTGGGGCGGGTCTACGCAAAGTATGGTTATTATACCAACGTCCCGTCCTCAATAGTCGACGGCAAGCGAGTACCGCGAGCTGACCATGCCAGAGGACTCGT